CAATCACAGATACAAAATCTTTAACTCTTTATTTAAATGAAAAAATTAATAATGTTAAAGACGAATTAAGCGCATTACAGAAAACAACCCCAGATAAAGTTCTCAAGATAAAACTTCAAGAAGTATCAAAACTAATCTCTCCATTAGACGAAAATAAATCTATTAGAGATGAGGTAGTTATTGGAATTTTACAATGCTATGATTTAATTGAAGAAATAAAAAAAGCAAATGGCTAAAAATAAAAAATACGAATTTAATCAACAATTAGCAACTCTTAAATTAAGAGAGCCTATTAATGAAGGCAGAGTAATGTTTACAATTGATGATCAGAAAGTTGATGATTTATTTTTAAATGATTTTGAAGCTGATGTAGATTACATACATGATGGACCAGATGTTTATTATGTTACTGATCAAAATGAATTAGAGAGATTCGTAGACATGATTCAAAGTATGGGTTTAGATCCAAATTCAATTAAACCTGTTACTAATTTCCAAGAAGATTTAGGCGGGAATATTACTAATAATGCTGGAGGTTATTTAGCATCACTAAATGCCCCTTCTAAAAAACAAAATCCATTCAAAGAAGATGTTTTGTCTGGGTACAAAGAACTAAAAGGATTCAAACCTGGTCATACTCCTGATAGAGGAGGATTTCAATATAAAGAATTATGGGAAATGGACATTAATGATCCAATTCTAATGAAGTTAAGAGCCAAAAAAGATTTGCCTACAAAAATTTCAAATACCCCAATACAATCCTCGGCATCAAAATCATATATCGATAGCCTTCTTAAGAAAAGAGCTGAGATTATGAGGGATATGGAACAAGAAGCCGAACCAGAAGGCGGACCTATAGCAGATATGTACGGAGATCAATTAGATAAAATTGATAGGCAACTTGCTAAGTTGAGAGAGTCAACTATTACATCGTCTGCAAACCAAGACGAATTAGCTAGAGTTGAGGCACTATTAGCCGATGCTAATGCAAATAATAACTACTCAGTAATGAGTTCTTATGAAAATCGTATTAAGAGATTAAAATTATTAGTTTGGGTTGAAAGAAAATTAGGAAAGCAACTTCCTAAATTGCCTTTTGGAATGGATTTTTCAGAATATCTTAAAAAAGAATTAGGATATACAGGACCTGTAAAATTCAGCCGTCTTGGAGGCTTAGCTAATGCTACTGAAATAGTAGATTATATTATTAATAGTCAAAGTGAACCTATAAGACAATTAACAGGTGACTTAGATCAAGATTGGATGGGAGAAAATTTAGATGAAGCTAAACCAATAGGAAAAACAAAATCTGGTAAAGATATTTACCTTGACTTCAATAACCCAGCCCATAAAGATTTTACTGCTGCTGATCACGCTGACGCATCACAAGCTTTATTGACAGGTAAATCTAAGGGAACATCAGCAAAACCTAATATATCACCGGCTAGAAAAACAAATGCTAAATTACATTTTGATGCGTCAAAAAGTAAAGATGATAGAATAGAACGTCTTAATGAAATAAATAAAATTGTAGATGAGGTATTTAGTCCTCAAGATTATCAAAAAGTTTTACAGATCATAGACAAAATAAAATATACAAATACTAAATTGTATAATGCTATTATGGATTTAGTAGATGATTTATATCCACATGATTATAAAGAAGTTGAAAGACTAGTTGCAGTAAATGAGAATTATTCTCGTTTTAAAAGTGAAACTAAGACAAGAACTAAACCAGAACAATTCCATCAAGCAGTTAAATCAGTAAAGCGTAAAGTAGAAGAGATTCATAAACTTTATGAATATATGGAAAGACTTAAATTAGAGTTAAGTGAAGATGCTGATGGACTTAAGTATAAAAAATATACTGAAAATGCAATTCAAAAAATAAAAGAGGCTGTAAAAGCTTTACATATAAAAACAAAAAAATTAAAATAATGGACAATTTTGATTTAAAAAAATTCTTAGTAGAAAATAAATTGGGAATGTATTCTCAAGTGAGTCTTCATGAGTCGATAGATATTAGAGATTTGGTTTCTAAAATAAATGCAGCAAAAAAAGCTGGTCAAGAAATCGCTGTTAATGGTGAACCTGTAAATTTATGGGTTGCATCAATGGGATTATTAAGAACTGATGGTGGTAGATATAAAATTGATGATATTGCTTATGGTGATGCCCAACTAACAATTGATGGAGAGCCAGTAGAATTATCATATATACAAGAACCAGAAGAGGAACCTATTCAAAATTTAGATAAACCAACCCCAGGTAATACAAGTAGATGGACTGATCCAACTTCAGATTTTTATCGTGGAGGAGATTAAACAATAATAACAAATGGCAAAAGCAATATCAAGAGGCGGAACTGCAATAAAGATAAGTTTCGGTAAAAGAAAAAAAGGAAAGGCTAAAAAAAGTCATAACAAACACGATCATAAAGAAAAAAATTACTGCGGACAAGGCAGAGTATAATATATTTATTAGTATGAAAAATATAACAAAGCAATACCAAGATCTATTAGAGGGAAAAATGAGTAGAGATAATTTCGTAAGAAACTGTCGCCAACAATTTCCTCAATACGTATCTCCTGTAACATCTATAGATGATGCTGTTAAAATTCTTAAAAGCAAGAGAATCATAGCTGAATCAATCTCAGAAAATATGGATTATAAAGATCCATATGTAAGAGGATATATAGAAAATGAAAATGGAAGTTCTCTTAATGATTGCCCGTTTAGACCAGGATCTACGGAAGCTAGTTTATGGAAAGATGGTTGGATGGATGCAGAAGCAGAAAAGCAAGCCGCTCATGATGATGAGATATATCGCAGAGAAACTAATGGTGCATATGATGATGAAGATCAAGATGATTGGTCAAAGATGGACGATGATGATAAATACCCAGCAGGATTTCCAGGTATGACTGAAACATTAAATGAAGCTGAAGATTTAACACTATCTCAAATTGTAGATAGATTAAATCCATATACTCTTAAAATTGGTATAGCTACTGAGTTAAAAGATCCTGATAATATAACTAATGATTCTTATGAAAAAGCTTTAGAAATAGCCGCAAGAAAATTATATAAAGATCCGAATGCATATAAGGAATATCAATTCGCTAATGCGAAAGAGGTAGATGCACAAGATAAAAATATGCAAATGACTGCAGTAAAAGAAAAAAATACTGTGGATGATAAAAATCAGATGGAAAAAGTTAAAGGACAAGAGACTTTAAAAGCTATGTCTGCTCCTAAGACTGAAAATAAAAAAGGCAAACCAGAAGGTGTTAAAGAAATGGGAGTAACTCCTAAAAAAACACCTGGAATTACCTCAGTAATGGATATGCCTGGTAAAGAAAAGGTATTAGAGCAATTAATAAAATCTCTAAAAAAAACTTTAGCTGAAGACACACATTATAAGTATAATATAGGAACTACTGTAGACACACCAGAAGGACCTGGAAAGGTTGTTGGAGTATTAGGTGGAACAATATCTGTTGAATTAGGTAATGGTACTATTGCAGATTATCAAATTAATATACTTGATGCTCAAGAAAAAAAGAATAGAGATGCTGCTTTTAGTAAATTACCAGATTTAGGAACTGCAGGGCAAAATTGGCTTAGTAGTCATATATCTGAAGATAATACTGATGCTCAAAAAGATGAATTTAAATCATTAGTAGACAAATATGATTGGTATCATGAAATGTCTGATGATGACAGAAAACATCAAGCCGCTTTAGAAGTAAATAAAAAACTTAAAGCTTTAGCAAAATCAATTGGAGAAGAGGAAGCAGTTAGAATATATAATGAAAAAGCTCCAAAAGATAGAAAAATAAAATCTATACAAGATTTAAGTGAAGGAAAAAAAGATAAGTACAGTAAATTAAAAGAATATCTTAGAAAAGCACTAAAAAAAGAAGCTATTTATCAGAAAAAAGATCAAACTGGACAAACACAAACAATAGTAGCTAGTTCTCCAAAATCTGATGCAACTTTAAGAGCTCAAAAATTTACTAAGATAGCTGGCACTGATGATGCAAAATCAACACAATAATATGAATAAAGACCTTTTAATAGAATATAGTATATTTACTCCAACTAAACGTAGACTTTCAGAAGGCACTGCAAATGGTAATGGTAATATGATTGTGTCTGGATTAGTTCAAGCATGCGATAAGCCTAATGCTAATAGAAGAATTTATCCATATGATACATTAAAATCTCAAGTAGAATTATATATAAAAGGTCCTATTGCAGAAAATAGAGCTTTAGGAGAATTAGATCATCCAGAAACTTCTGTTATTAATTTAAAGAATGTTTCTCATAATATATTAAAGCTTTGGTGGGATGGTAAAAATCTATTTGGTGATATTGAAATCTTACCAACTCCTTCAGGAAATATATTAAGACAACTATTTGCAAATAATATAACTGTGGGTATTTCATCAAGAGCTATGGGAACTGTATCTCCTATTGGAGAAGGTTTAGTTCAAGTAGAAGACGATTTAGAATTAATTTGTTGGGATTTTGTAAGCACTCCATCAACTTATGGAGCTTATGTAAGACCAGTTTCAGGACTTAATGAATCATATAATCTCCAACAAGAGACAAATAAATATCAAAGATCTAATAGACTAGTATCAGATATTATTTGTAGTTTATCAGGTGTTTGTTGTATAAATTAAAATTATTTTTTAGTAAATTTATATTTTACTAAAAATACGTATATTTATTGTTACATGCGTTGATTCTCATTGCAACGCTATACAATTACAATCCTTATATTGCTTCACTCTACAATAAGCAATTAAAACAATCAAGAACAAGATGGAAGACATGTACAAACAAGCGATTCTAGACGCTAAAGCAGTTCGTGCAAGTGCTATGGCTAATGCTAAAGCAACTCTTCAAGAAGCTTTTGAACCAAAAATTCAAGAAATGATTCGTTTAAAACTTTCAGAAGAACTCGAAGATGAAGCAGAAATGCAAGAGTTTGATGAAATGAAACATCATGAAGAAGAAATGGACGAAGCAAAAAAAGAAGAGGAAATGGACGAAGCAACTCTAGAAGAAATTTTAGCTGAATTAGATGAACTTTCTCAAAAAGATGAAGCTGATATGAGCTATCAATTTGATGAAGCTGATTTTGATGAAGCAAAAGAAACAGATGAAGAAGCTGAAAAAGGCGAAGAAGAAGGTGAAGAGGAAGAATCTGAAGAAGAAGGTGGTGACGACTCTGAATCAACTGAAGAACCAACTGATGACACTAAGGTAATTGATATTACTTTAGGAGATCTTAAACAAGTTCTACAATCTATCAATGGTGGTGGAATGGAACCTGATGGTGATGAAGCTGGTACTGAAGGAGGCGAAGAAGCTACTGAAGAACCTGCAGGTGATGAAACCTCAGACAAAGACATCAACTTAGACGAAATTCTAGCCGAATTATCTAAATCAAAGAAAGAAGAAGTTAAAAAATCTAAAAAAGAAATGGACGAGAAGAAAGAAGAGGAAGATGAAGCTAAAAAACAACTTAAAGAAGCAAACAAGACTATTCAAGTATTGCGTCATGAGTTGAATGAAGTTAATCTTTTGAATGCTAAACTTCTTTACATGAATAAGATTTTTAAATCTAAAAACCTTTCAGAGTCACAAAAAGTTAATGTTGTTTCTGCATTAGACAGAGCTTCAAATACAAAAGAAGCAAAAAACATCTATGAAACTTTAAAAGAGAGTTTATCAAATAGAAAATCTCAAATCTCTGAATCAAAAGGATTTGCGTCAAACCCAGCTGGCGTTGCTCCTAAAAAAGTAATTGTTGAAGCTGACAATTTTGTTAGCAGATGGCAAAAAATTGCTGGTATAAAATAATTTTAAAAAACAAATCAAACATTTAAAAAAATGGCAAACTTAGTACAATCTTTACTAAATGAGTCTGCTCAAACAGCATACTCTGACCAGTTTAGTGTTGCCTCTAAACTTACAAAAAAGTGGGCAAAATCTGGTCTGCTTGAAGGTCTTGATGATAATGGTCGTTCACAAATGGCTATGATCCTTGAGAACCAAGCAAAACAATTGGTTATTGAATCTTCAAACACAAACTCTGGTATCAATGCAAGTGGTGGTTCTACATGGACTAACGCTGGTGGTGAACAATGGGCTGGTGTAGCTTTACCTTTAGTTCGTAAGATCTTCGGTCAAATCGCTGCTAAAGAATTCGTTTCTGTTCAACCTATGAATTTACCTGCTGGATTGGTATTCTTCTTGGATTTCCAATACGGTACTGATGGTAATCCTGATTTTGCTAAAGGAAATTCAGTATATGGTACTGCAACTGCAAACTTCGGTAATGCTGCTGCTGGTGGTCTTTATGGTGCTGGTCAATTCAATTATTCATTGAACTTGTTCTCTGCATCTACAACTCCTACAAAAGCTAATTGCTCAGTTCCTGCTACTTGGGATGAATTGAATTTTGATGCATCTGTATCTGCTTCTTTAGGTACAATTGCTCGTTTGGCTTATCCTCTTTCTGCAATTCCTGGATATAACACATTAGGTGTTAGAGCATTTGAACTTAGTGGTTCTGCTAATGCAGCGTTTACTACTACTAACGTTCTTCCTGCTTTCACAAAAGTAGTTGGTACAGACATCTATTTCTATGTAACAAGTTCAGCAAGCTCATTAGCTACTTTGACTGGATCTGCTACTATCTTCTATAACAAAGAAACTGACTTTAATAGTCGTGGTGATTTTGAAGATCGTACAAACACTCCTTCAATGCCTAATGCATATTCAACTGCAAACGGAGCTAGTTCAATAACTATCCCTGAGATCAATGTTGCAATGAAGAGTCAAACAATTTCTGCTAAAACTCGTAAGTTAAAAGCACAATGGACTCCAGAATTTGCTCAAGATCTTAATGCTTACCACGCACTTGATGCTGAAGCTGAATTGACTGGTCTATTGTCTGAGCACGTATCTTTAGAGATCGACTTAGAAGTAATGGATATGTTGATTCAAAATGCAGCAACTACAGAAGTATGGTCTGCTAAAATAGGTCAACAAATCAATACTACAGGTACTGCATTTACTACTAATACTGCTGGAGCTTTCTATAACCAAATGACATGGTTCCAAACTATTGGTATTAAATTACAAAAAGTATCTAATATCATTCATCAACGTACTTTACGTGGAGGTGCTAACTTTATGGTTGTTTCTCCTGCAGTAGCTACTATCTTGGAATCAATTCCTGGATTTGCAGCTGATACTGATGGAGCAGCAGATACTATGAAGTATGCATTCGGTGTTCAAAAGATTGGTTCTTTGAACAGTCGTTATAAAGTATACAAAAACCCATACATGACTGAAAATGTTATCTTGATGGGCTTCCGTGGAACTCAGTTCTTGGAATGTGGTGCTGTTTACTCTCCATATGTACCTTTGATCATGACTCCTCTTGTGTACGATCCTAATACCTTCACTCCTAGAAAAGGTATCATGACTCGTTACGCAATGACTATGGTTCGTCCAGAGTTCTATGGTAAGGTGTTAGTATCTGATTTAAACATTATCTAATTTTAACCTAGATACAAAATAAAGGCCCAACTCAGGTTGGGCTTTTTTTATTTATTTCAATATTTATAATAAAATAAAAATATGCCTGAATTAGTAGACGGATTAAAAGATCCATATGGTTTAAACGGTGGAGCCATTTTAAGTGGTTCTATAACAAAGTCTTGTGATGCTTTTTGGTATTATCCAGTAACAAACACAACTGCAACAGTAGTTATTTCAAATTTAAGTGGTAGTAATAGATTAGCTAATGTATCATTTACAGCTGGAGTTGGGGTATATGGAAGTATAACTGAAGTAACTCAATCCACTGGTATTGCAATTATATATTCTGGATCTTACGCGTATCCACAGACTAGATAAAATAAAAAATAAGTAAATTAATGGCCTGGTAATTAAACCGGGCTATTTTTATTTCAACTAATTGGATATTTATTCTAAATAGTTCTTCACAAAAAATTAATTTATGGAAAAGCCAAAAAAAGTTTTAAAGAACGAAATAAAGTACAAAATCCAATTAAATGAGGAACAGAAAGAGGCAAAACGGTTAATAATTGAAAATCAAATAGTGGTTATAACAGGTAGAGCAGGGTGTGGTAAGAGTTTAGTAAGTGCGCAAACAGCATTAGACTTTTTATTTAAAAAACAGTATGAAAAGATACAAATAACCAGAGCAGCAGTTGAGGTTGGACATTCATTAGGTTTTTTACCTGGTTCTTTAGATGAAAAATTTAATCCTTATTTAGAAGCTTTTCAGGAGAATTTAATTAAATGTTATGATAAAGTTAAAATAGAAGAGTATATAAAAGATAATAAAGTTGAAGCATTACCAGTTCAATTTATTAGAGGAAAAACAATTGATGATGTATTAGTTGTAGAAGAGGCTCAGAATCTTACAAAATCAGAAATGCTTGCTATATTAACTAGATTAGGTAAGAATGGTAGAATTATCATTAATGGAGATAACGAGCAAAAAGATATTAAAGATCCTTATAATGGTCTGTCTTATATTATAGAACTAAGTAAAAAAATAGAAGAGATTAAATATATTAAATTAAAACATAACCATAGATCTGATCTAGTTGGTAAAATACTTGATTGGGAATATAATAAATAAATAATAAATGGCTAATCCCTTAATATATAATGGAACCCCAATGCCAATATCTGGATTAACTCCATTTGGCTTTTATGATAGCGATCCAATTTTCCAGGCTGATGGACCTAAAGTAGCTAATTATGTAGCTAGAAAATTAGGTTATCCTGTTATGGATGTGGAATTACAAGATTTAAATATCTATGCATGTTTTGAAGAAGCAATATCTGTCTATTCAGAAGAGCTTTATCAATTAGCTATAAAAGATAATTTCTTGAGTTTAATAGGATCTCCAACAGGATCTACTTTAAATAATCAAGTAATAGTGCCAAGTTTAAATAGTATTGTCACTTTAGCAGAGGCTTATGGAGCAGAGGCTGGTGTAGGTGGATATACTGAATGGTATACTGGATCAATCACTTTAATGAACGGCCAACAAGTTTATGATTTACAAGATTGGGGAGTTAGTAGTAGTATAATACAACCTGGAGATAGAATAGAAGTAAAAAGAATTTTTTATGAAGGAAATCCAGCTATTAATCAATACTATGATCCATATATAGGAGGGTCAATAAACTATCAAGGTGCAACTGAAAATTTTGGTTGGGCTAGTTATTCACCAGGATTAAACTTCACTCTATTCCCAGTTTATTGGGATATTCAAAGAATTCAAGAGATTGAAATGTCAAATCAAGTTAGAAGATCAGCATTTACTTTTGAATTAATAAATAATAAACTAAGAATATTCCCCAAACCGGAAATTGATGGAGTGCCTTTGTATATTCAATATGCTAAGAAAAGCGAGATGTCTAATGCTTTGACTACTAGTCCATATAGTGGTAGTACAGATTTAATAACAAATCCATCTAATGTTCCATATAATAATATAACATATTCACAAATTAACCAACCAGGAAAGCAGTGGATCTATGAATATACATTAGCTCTTGCTTCTGAATTGCTTGGATTAATTAGAGGAAAATATAGTACTGTACCTATTCCTGGTGCTGAAGCCACATTAAATGGTGGAGATCTAATAGCAAAAGGAAAAGATATGCAAAACACTCTAAGAGAAAAACTTAGAACGGATTTAGCCGATATGACTAGACAAGCTCAATTAGAGAGAAAGCAATCTGAAGAAACATCTATGACAGACACATTAAGCAAAGTCCCACTTTTAATTTATATAGGATAAAATGGCATTATTTGGTAGTAAAAATGATATAGGTACATTTAAAGGAATATCAAGAGAGTTGGTAGAAAATATTATTTCTCAAGAGTGCGGATATTATAAAATAATGTTACAAGACACAGATAAAAATGTTTACGGTGAAGGATTAGAGAAATATTATATAGGACCAGTTTTATTAAATTGCCTTATTGAAAGAGGGGATTTTTCATTTGCTTCAGGAGACTTTGGAACAGATGTATCAAGACCTGTTACTTTTAGATTCTTAAAAGATCACTTATCAGATGCAAATGTGGTTCCTGAAGTGGGAGATGTAGTAATGTATAATGAATTATATTACTTAGTAGATAATGTTAATCAAAATCAATTAATCCTTGGAAAGGATTCTGATTATGCTTATTCCGAGGGTTTAGAAAACTTTGGATCTTCATATTCAATTATATTAACGTGCCATTACGCTAGCCCAGACGCGTTAGGTATTAATCAAAATAGACTATAATGAGCATACAAACGGTACGTCCTCAAAATAGGAGAGAATTTATGAATAAATTGGTAGTACCCTACGATCCAAAAACAGGGAATCCAAATCAAATATTCTCTGAAGAGTTTAAAGCAGGGCAACCAGAACAAAATAGAGCACTTGAAATATCATTAAAAGATGATATTGATAAAGATTTTTCTATAGGCTTAAAAGATATTAATGAGGCTGTAAATTACTATTTTACTGAGATTTTAAAATTATCTGTGGTACAAAATAATACTAAAGTTGATGTGCCAATAATTTATGGGAATGCAGAGAATTGGAAAAGTGTACAAGCTGATGGATACTATAGAGATAGAAATGGGAAACTAATGGCTCCACTATTAATGTTTAAAAGGACTAATCTCACACAAAATAGGGGTCTGGGAAATAAATTAGATGGAAACACTGTTAAAAATGTTCAAGTATTTGAAAAGTCTTTTAATAGAAGAAATGTTTATAGTAACTTTAATGTTGTAAATAGTAGAGCACCAGAAAAAGAATACGTAGTTGCAGTCACACCAGATTATGTTACTGTAGAATATTCTTGTATTGTTTGGACTCATTTTATGGAACAAATGGATAAGATAATTGAAGCTCTTAATTTTGCTTCTAGATCTTATTGGGGAGATCCTAATAGATTCCAATTTTATAGTTCTATTGAATCATTCCAAGATAATTTAACTCTAGAAGTTGGAGAGGACAGATTAGTTAAAAATAGTTTTACACTAACATTAAATGGATATTTAATTCCTGATGTTATGAATAAATCCCTTGCATCAGTAAACAGAGTATTTAGTGCGGCTAATATAGTATTTGGATTAGAAACAGCCACTAGCTCAGAACAATTTGTAGCAAATCAAAATCAACAACCTGGTAAAAAATTATCAAATATTGTGGCTTCTGATTCTAGAAATATTATTAATAATATCACTAATGTACCATCAGATGTGATACTCTATATTAATACAAATAAAGAATTAACAGGAACTTTTGTAAATCCGACAACTGTAGTATTTGGACCTTGGCTATCTGCTCCAAGCGGATTACCTGCAACATCTGTTGATAGCTTTACATTTTTCTGTAATGGTCAATTTATAGAAAAAACTGCAATAGTTAGTTTTACGCAATCTAATGGAGTGTCTACATTAGTTATAGATCCTACATTACTACAATATAGTTTTGAACAAAGCGATATAATAACTGGTATAGGAAAATTTTTATAAAATGTCAAGATTAAAATTAAAACAAGTCCTATCAAATTTACATTACAATGAAGAATTAGATCAATTAATTCTTAGTGGATCTAAAATTCCTACTGCAAATCAAATATGGAATAATATAACAAATCAATGGGAAGACTCATTTGGTAATTGGGATGGAACAAGAATAGGAATACCAGACTTTGTAATATCAGGATCAGTAGAAGTTACACAAAGTACTTATAATGTTGGAACCATTACTATTGACGGAGTTAATACATTTGGAGATAGTGGTAGTTTTAACACTATAGATTTAGGAGAATATTAAATATTTATAATAGATATAAAAATAGAAAATGTCATCATTAACCGGCCAACAAATTAAAGATACTTATTTATCATTATTAAAAGTTAATGATAATGGTCAAATATCTAACGTTTCACAATCTATAACAGATGGCGCTGGCAATCCTTCTGGTTTATATTTAACAAATGATGGTGTTACTGTTAGTGGATCACTATCTGTTGGAGGAACTATAAATTTAACAGGGTCTTTGATGGTAAATGGTATTCCAGTAATTAGTGGGAGTGTAATAGAAGTGCCATTTTCATATAATAGAACATTTGGAATTAATACGATTAAACAATACGAAAGTATTCTTAACCCTGGAAATTTATTAGTATTATCTAATAATATATTTATTGTAGAAGAGAATGCTGAATATTATGTTTTAGGAGATCTACGTAATAGTGGATCGCTTATAGTGAGCGGAACTATCCATATCGATGGAGGATTATATAACAGTGGATCTATAGTAGGTCCTGGAATAATAGAATAATAAAATAAAAATAAAAACATGCCAAGCTACATTGAATTAGTCAAACAAGCCACATTACCTGCAGCGTCAGATATAAGCAAAGTTATATTCGGAATTACAGACCAAGGAGCAATCTCTATCCAAGATCAATCAGGATCTGCTATTGGAGGTGGAATAGTACCTACTACACCAAATGCATTTTTCCAAATGCGTGATATGGGAACCTTAGCACCAGGTACATTATACTACCTTCAAGGTGCTGACGATAATCATGGATTAGTTAATGGAGGTGTTGACGTTATAGTTCAAGCAACATCAACTGGATCTTACAATCCAAGAGGTGTAGGTAAATTCTATAATCCAAAATACGATAAATCTGTTCTTGGAAATAATATATGGTCACCATATGTTAGATTTTATCTTACTAATTTAAGTGGATCATTCCAAGGAGGAGAGTATGTTACAAATAATAACGGAAACGAAGGATACCCAGTACATAACAATCAATTCTTTTATGATGGTGGGTGGCAATATATAGTACCTAATACCTATGAACAATGGTCAGGATCATTAAGTATCACAGGTAGTTACAGTGGAGCCACAGCTGAGATTCTACTAGATCCAGACCCACTAATTGAAATACCAACATTTATTTCGGGTAGTTCTAAAGTAGTTTGGGGAGGAAAAATGTGGATTAATAAAACAGGAAATGTCGGTTGGTCCCCATATATATATATTTTAAATGAGGATGATTGGGATGAAATTCCTTATAATGAAACTGATTACAATGTAGTTTGGGACGAGATTGAATATGATGTAGAAAATGACTTTATCACAATGAGAAAAGATAAAGCAGGTAATATCGTTGAACAAACATTTGCACAATGGAATTGGATGGAATCTAGAAGCATACCATTGTTCCCATGGGGTAATGAATATGAATATAATGAAAATTTAGATGACTCTACTGGATTTATGGGTAATACTATTAAAGCTAGTACAGTAGAAGGTTTCCTTAATTTTAGAGGTTTGTATTGTGTTAATAATACTATTGAGAACTCTTATATGGCATATGACATCAGGTTTGAAGATTATGGCTATATGGAATACAATACTATATATGATTCAGGTATGTATAGTTGTTTCTTTTCTGGAGATGGCTTTGGTATAGAAAACAACATATTAAACGATTCAGGTTTTGGCAACATGTTTGGATCAGATTATGGTAGTATCAGACACAATGTTATAGAACAAAATTCTGATTTAAGTAATAATGCTATAATCAGAGGAGATATACAGTATAATACTATATCTGAAGATTCTTATATTGGAGATAACTATTTGTTTGATTATAGCGTTATTAGGTATAATAAACTTCAAGATGCAACTATTGGAGATGATAATAACTACTTAAGAAACTATTCACGTATTGAAGATAATACTTTAGATTCATACGGTTGGATTGGAGGTAATAATTTATATAGTTCAACTATCGAAAACAATAGTCTAACATCAGAAGGCTACATTGGTGATTACAATAACATGTTAAATAGTAGTATCTACCAAAACAACCTATCTAACTATAGTGGTATCTACAGTAACGAAATGACAGGTAGTAACTTATATAGCAACACTTTAACAGGTGAATCTTTTATAAATAATAATACCTTAATTAGTGGTGGTGAAATTGGAAAGAATACTATAACAAATAACTCATCTATAAACAGCAATACTCTAATTGAAAATGGCTGTTTTATAGTTGAGAATACAGTAGCTAATGATAGTACTATTGAAAGTAATAACCTCTACTATAATTCATATTTTAGGCAAAACACAGTAACTGATTCAAGTTATATAAATAGTAATAACTTAACTACAGGTAGCTATATACAAGCAAATACAATAGCAGGTGATAGTGGATTATATAGTTGTACATTAGATAGTAATTCTGCTTTCTACGCTAATTCAATCGAAATGGACAGTAGTGTGTATAGCATAATAATGTATAGTAGTAGCTATGCTGAAGCAAATAAATTAACAGCAAATAGCTCCATGTACAGTATGACATTAGACCCAGCTGATAGCCCAGGTAATGGTTATTTGTATTCTAATACATTAAGCAATCAAAGTAATATATACAATAACGTTATAGGATATGCTGCTATAGTAGGAAATGATTTAAAAAATAACTCTAGTATTAATGACACAACTATGGGAGGTAATAGCCAAATAGCTTATAACTCACTAGGTAACCAATCTAGCATTAATAATATAAACGGATCAGCTGGCTTAGATTATATTTTATACAACTCATTAAGTAATCAAAGTACAATAACCAATTTTACAATGAATAATGATGAAAGTAATAATTCTAATGCATTATTTAATGGAGCTACTATGACGTCAACTAATCAAAATAACGGATTCTACGCAAACATATAATATATGAATAAGAAAAAAATACAACGCGGAACAGATAACAAATACCTTGTTAATTTAGAACAGGATACTTGGACTGATGATGAAAAACAAGCTACTGAATTTTCTTGGAAACAATTCCATGAAACAAAAGGCAAATTGTTAAAAACATACAAAGCATACGACATCGTTGAAATAGACGCATAATGAAACAAATCATCACTTTAGATAAAGCAAATCAACCCTATGGGTTTGCACAACTAGATGGTACTGGAACTATACCAAGTACAATAGCTGTAGCTGGTACAGCATCCTATGCTACATCAGCTAGTATAGCTAGTAGCGCTACAACATCTATATCCGCTAGTTATGCAACCTCAGCTTCTATAGCAGCAACCGCAGTGTATGCTGAAAATGGTACTCAATGGACAGATACTAATTTAGGTATTCAATATGATGCAGGTAGTGAAGTAAAATTAGGAAGTGGAGCTAATCCAGGTATATTAACAACAGCTTACAATACAAATGGTTACTATGGTGGATATGTAGATAATGCAGGTGATTTTGATACATTATTTGCCGCTTGTCCAATTATAACACAGTCTGTTTACCCAAATATAGATAATATTTCTCGTAACTCAGATTATTATGCATTAAAATTTGAAGGATACTTAACAGTGCCAACAAGCGATACTTATACTTTTGGTTTAGATAGTGACGATGCTTCAGATGCTTTTATAGACAATACTTTAGTAGCAGACTGGTATGGTGGACATGGTGGAAATAGCGGACCAGGAGGAAATCAAACTCCGATAGTATTATCAGCAGGTAGACATCCTTTAGTTGTTAGATTTCAAGAAGTGAGCGGAGGCGATTTTGTAACTCTATACTACAAAACAGGTAGTATGAGTTGGACTATTGTACCCGACGAGTGGTATAGCTATGGAGGAGGTAATGTTGATTTAATCATTACTGGTAGCTTAGGTGTAAGCGGCAGTGTAGGGTCACTTGTAATGACAGGAAGTCAAGACTATATTTTAAGTATTCATGGAGAAAATGACGCTCCTTGGGCATTTGGGTTATATAACGATACCTACAACGTAACTCAATCCGTATTTGCAGGATGGATAGGAGACAGTGGTGAAAGTTACATAGGAAATGAAGTAGACACTCCAATTAATATATACGCAAATGCTGATTACTTCAGCCCAATTTTACAAATATCAAGTTCTGGGGTAAGTATAATTAATTCCTTAAGTGTATCAGGATCAACATTACTATCAGGATCAACAATTATACCAAGTAAAACACCTAACAACTTCCCATCAGGATCAACTGGTGATAAAAAAGGAATGGTAGCGTTCGATAACGACTACGTTTACTATTGCACAGAAGATTTTGTAGCTCCTATAGTAACACACGTATACGACAGAGGGGTTACTTACTGGAACGGATACCACGACCCAGGAACATCATGGTTACAAACAGGACCTTCGGAAGAAAGTGGAGGAACTTTAGCGCCACAAACTGGTTGGTATTTTATTGACGATACAACAGCAGTAAGACAGCTTACAAGTGAGAGTGTTTGGTTTGGTGGACAAGGACCAGCACCAGCACCAAACGGGGATGGTTGGTTATGTTCTGTCGATAATACAGCTTGGTCATACGACGATAATCACCTAACACTAACAATGTACGAGTCTTATCCAACTGGATTACCATCAACTGGAGCTATTTGGAAAAGAACACCTTGGAATGCTTTACCGAGTATTGATCCGGTAATGACTGGCAGCGTAAACATATCAGGCTCATTAACATTAAATAATGTATCAGGTGATTTAAGACCTTATAAAGTTTATACAGCTTTATTAACACAAAGTGGTGGGAGCAGTGATGTTAATATAACATCAGGAGAATTAGTTATAGGTCGTACATATAATATTTCAGCTCCTAGTAGCGGAGATTTTACAAATGTTGGTGCTCCTAATAATAATGAAGGTACATGGTTTGTAGCAACAGGAACTACTCCAAATAGTTGGGGAACAAGTGAATTATACTATAACACAGGAGCTCCAGTAGTAACAGTATTAGAAAATACTATTGGTGATGTTTGGTTTCAATATAATAATACTGGGTATTATTCAATATTTTCAGATAGTTTATTCTCTGATAAAACATGGTGTATGATAACAATGAATTATAATGGTATATCTGATGGTTATATTTCATATATCTATCGGTATAATGCTGATGAAATAGTTATACTAACTGGTATTACTTTAGATGGGTCAAGAAATAATCAATTAGATAATACACCAATAGAAATAAGAGTGTATAATTAGTAGATATTTATTATAGAGCTATATAGCTTACAATTTATTTAGTAAATACTAAATCTCCATACAGACATATGTCTAACCAATTTCTCAAATTACGCCGTAGTAGCGTACCGGGTAAAATACCAACTACAGAATCAATAGATTTTGGTGAAATTGCATTAAACACGTATGACGGTCTTGCTTTTATGAAAAAAAGCGGATCAAATGGAGAGGAAGTTATACCAATTGGATTAGGGGCATTAGATACAGGTTCTTTTGTAACTACATCATCATTCAATGCTTTTACAGCATCCTATAATACGGGATCTTTTCTAGGAAATTTAGAGGGTACATCGAGCTGGGCTATAAGTTCTTCTTATGCCATAACTGCATCTTATGCATTGAATGTACCTACAATAGATTTAACTGGCTATACAACGACAGCATCCTTCAACGCATTTACTGCTTCATACAATACAGGCTCATTCACTGGATCATTTGTAGGTAACTTAATAGGTACAGCAAGTTGGGCAAGCAATGCAGTAGCATCAGACACAGCATCCTACGTTAATCCACTCAATCAAGTATTGATTAACACAGGATCGGTAATACTATACGGCAATCAATCAGCGATTGGAGGAAATAGAAATACACTATATTTACGAAATAGAAATACAGCAGGCAATCAATCGAACATGATTGTACTTGGTAGCAACACAACGCCAGCTGTTTGGTCAATATTAAATGATATAAATGCAGATGGCACAGCAATCAATCAGTTAGATTTTTATAATACAGCTTTAGGATACTCACCGCTAATTTTAAAATCGGACGGAGTAGTTAATATCACAACTACCGTACAAGCAAATAAGTATGTTTTTACAGACGGCGTAATAAACACGAATCAAAGCGGACAAAAAATGCTTGCAGTAGGTGGAGATGTACTATTCCTATATACTGGTTTGAATGGGCTAAACATAAATAATCAGAATAATAGTGCTATTAACGTTGCAATAGGTGACAGCGGTACAGTGCAGACTCGTGGAACTCTAACCGTTGGTGCACCAGGCAACGATCAGAGCATGTACTTTGGTGGTACAAATGCTGGGTTATATTGGGCGAGCAGTGGGGCATCGATTGTATATAGTGTTGGGGTATTAAATTTTAGTTCTGTAGGGTCATCTAATAATATGGTTTTACAAAACGGTGGTGGTGCTTTATTTAATTATGGTATCACAGGGTCATTATTAGGAACTGCAAGCTATTCTCAAAACGCTACTACAGCTTCTTACGCACCAGGATATTTACCGCTAACAGGGGGTACTATAAACGGAGATGTGATTGTAAACGGCACAGCATCTGTAGCTTTCCTAAATGTAACATACGAATCTGCTTCAGTAATCTACTCAAGCGGATCAAACATATTTGGTAATAGTGTAACCAATACACAAACGCTGATAGGTACAGTTGTTATATCTGGTAGTCAGCAAATAACTGGTTCGTTAAATGCACCTAGTATAACAGGTAGTTTGTACGGTACTGCAAGTTGGGCTCAAAATGCTATAACAGCATCCTATATTACATCATCAGCAATAACCGGAACAGTCACATCTGCTTCGTATGCTATGTCAAGCAGCAATGCAATAAGTAGTTCTTATTCAGTAAGTTCATCATATGCATTGAGCAGTAGTTATAGCTTATCTAGTTCATACGCATTAAGTTCATCTCAAGCTACCTCTGCTAGCTATGCATTAAGCTCATCATATGCTACTAGCGCATCATATTCACTATCATCTAGCTATGCTTTAAGTGCCTCATACACACTAAGTAGCTCATACGCAGTTTCTGCATCTAGAGCCGTAAATGCAAATAATGCCAGCCTTGCCGGTTTAGTACTAACACAGAACTCAAATACTAATCAAGATTACAGTGTAGTATTCGCTCCATCTGGAGCAAATGGGTATCTACAGACTTATACGGACGGTGGAAGTAATTTATTATACAATCCAAGTACAGATAGATTAACTGTACCAAACCTAACAGCAACATCAATAACTGGCTCATTACAAGGAACTGCGTCATATGCAACAATATCGACCAATATACAAGGAGGCACAACAAATTATATTCCGTTATGGTCAGGAGCTACTACATTAACAAGTAGTATGCTTTATCAGACAGGAAGTATATTATCAACTAAATATCAAGATCCATCTAATTTTGATTATAATACTCCACTTTTAATTGATGGAAATACTCAACAAACACTACTTTCAACATTAGGCTTTTATAGCAGTTCATTTTTATATGCACTTCCCACCTCAATAGCCTTAGCAGCTAGATTAGATAATAGTGGCACAGGACAACAAACTGCTAATATAACTGCTACAGGAAATGATGGATTTGGTGTTGGAAAAGTAGAAATAACTACAAACGGTACAGCATCAATTAGCAGCCAAGTAGCAACAATTAATGGTGGAGATAAAGTAAATCTATTAACAGGAAATAATACTTATTTCACATTGGATAATGCTAGTGGAGGAACAGTAACAATAGGTGATGTTAATGATGGAGTAAATGGAACTAAATTAATAGTTGATGATGGTAATAGTATTATAAAAACAAAATATTATTTTGGTGGTAGTAGTCAAGATGCTGGTTTATATTTAGATTTTGCGGGTAACCAATACACACTAATAGACTCACTAAATGGTGGAGGATTTTCATTAAATAGTGGTGATATTTACATATCCAATGCAGGTAATCAATATATCAATTTAGAAGGAGGATCAATACACGTAAGAGCTGATAGTTTATATTTAGATAATCTACCAACCTTACCACAATCAAATGTAGTAACAATTGATACAGCAACTGGTAAACTCTATTACACAGCGTCATCAGCATTTGGTGGAGGTGGAGCTGGATTTCCATTCTCAGGCAGTGCTGTAATAACCGGTAGCCTATTAGTTAGCGGTAGTGGGGTAACAGTAACGGGTTCATTAAATGCTAATAGCATAACAGGGAGTTTATTTGGTACAGCTAGTTGGGCAATAAGTGCTTCACAAGCAGTAAGTTCATCATACGCTTTAACAGCATCATATGTTAATACACTTAATCAAGGTGTAGTAGTATCAGGGGCAATACGGCTAGATCCAACAACCGATCCAAGCTCATTAGGTAATACCTTTATATCATCATCCTTCTTATTCCAAAGCTCATCAAACACATCACTAGGATACGATCTGTATATTAGACAAGATGGTAATTTGGTTAAGTGGAAGTGGGTAGAAGGAGCACTGCAGACTGGATTATTATATGGTGGAGCCTTATCTTATAGCAGCACAACAGCATCCATATCATCAGGCTCAGGTATAATAGTAAACTACAACGCTAGCACTGGATCAGAAATAAGTCCTATAATACAATACGTTACATGGCCATCTCAATCTATAAAGTTAGGTGGTAGAGTAACATCATCACAAGCTACATACATTTATATTGATAGTAATGGTGTAGCTCAATCTCAAGATGATACATTCTTCACCAACGATCAATATGCACAATCTATTCCATTAGGAATGGTTAACCATACCGGTAGAGATATTATCACCAGTGTTGCTAACAATGTTTATACAGCATATAATATAACCAATCAAGCATTTGATTTTATTGAAACCTTCGGTCCATTAAAAGTAACTGGTTTAACAGTTACAGGTCAAACAGGCACATTAAGATTAAATGTTGGTGCTGGTGAATCATTTATATTAGGTGGATTTTATCAACAAGACCCACAAAATATATCTCATAAATCAACATCAGCATATAATACAGCATCAATAGCTCGTGTTTATAGAAGTGGTAGTACCTTCACAACAGATAATAATGGTGGATCATTTTACACAGTAGTAGATCCTACTAAATACGATCAAAATGGTAATGGTACATTAAGTAATGTGGGTGGCGGTAGTTTTACAATTCAAAGAGTATTCTTTAATCCATTTACGGGTAGAGTACACGTTTATTACGGACAAAAAACCTACAACAACATAGCAGACGCAAGAGCGAACTTAGCATCAGATCCATTTAACGAAGCAGTTTATACAGCACACCAATATGTGTTTGTAGCTTATTTGCTTGTAAATGGAGGTGCTACTGATTTAACAAATACAAACGATTGTGTTATAGTACAATCAGGTATATTTAGAAATACAGCTGGATCTAGTGGTGCAACAACCTTTACTACTCGATTAACTGACTTATCTGATGTATCAATTACATCGCCAACTACCAACCAAGCCCTAGTATATAGTGGTGGTACTTGGATAAATGGAACACCGGTTAGTGCATCAAATGCGGTAAATGCTCAAACAGCATCGTACGTTTTAAATGCAATAAGCTCGTCATTTGCTACAACTGCATCTACGGCTGACAACTTTACTGTAAGAGGTAACTTGATAGTTTCAGGCAACGTAACTATGGGGGATGCTACAACAGACTCTATTACCCTAAACGCAGCGACAATGAGTTTGGGAAGTGGTACTGGTATCTTAAATATTGATAGCAACACGTTATATGTTGATGGAGCTAATAATTTGGTTGGAATAGGTAAAATACCAGCTAACAACATAACTCTCGATGTAAATGGTACGTTTAGAGCTAGCTCAACAATGTATGGTTCATCCATTCTTATAAATACAATTTTACCAAATACAACTGATTTAAAGTTTGCATCTGGTTCAACTAGTAATACTGTAGTAGCTACAATGTTTACTAGCAGTGGTAATTTTGTTTTTCAATCCTCCCAAAGTGCAACTGATTTAGGATATAGGATAGCTATAAATGGACCAAGTGTATCAGGATCCTTGTATGTTTCTGGAACATCTGTGTTTAACGGTAATGTAGTAGCAACAGGCTCAGTTACAGCAACATCTTTTACAGGTTCACTACAAGGAACAGCTAGTTGGGCTAGTAATGCTCTTACAGCTTCATATGTAACAGCATCTGCTATAGTAGGTACAGTTACAAGTGCATCATATGCTTTAACATCATCATACGCAGCAAACGGAGGTGTAACTCAAATTGTAGCAGGTACAGGTATATCAATATCGCCTACAACCGGGATAGGAGCTGTAACAATTAACTCAACGTCAGCAGCAGGCGCAAATATAACAGCATCATTTTCAAATCAATCCACTTGGACATTTGTACACGGTTTAGGTAATAAAGGTGTTGTAGTTCAAACATACGATTCAAGCTGGAATCAAACAATACCGCAAAGCATAGTACTAACAGATGCTAATACAGCAACAATAACATTCCCAACAAATGAAAGTGGGTATGCTATCGCAACGCTAGGAGGTACAACATCACTTGTAAATGCCATATCAGCATCGTATGCTACAACTGCAAGTTACATATCAAACGCAGTATCAGCGTCTTACGCCACTACAGCAAGCTATGTGCTAAACGCAGTATCAGCTTCATATGCAACAACTGCAAGCTATCTTAATCCACTAAGTCAAGCTGTTACAATAAGTACTGGATCACTTACACTTACTACTGGATCAATAACAATGCCAAATAGACCTGCATTTAGAGTGACTGGTAATGGAGGAGGTACGACAGCAATATCGTACTTATCAGGCAGTAAAACAACAGTAGATTACAATCAAGGTAGCTACTATAATAATACAACAGGAGTCTTCACCGCACCAATCTCAGGACTATATCAAGTATGTGTTGTGTGTAGAACAAATTCAAATAGCTTAGGAACAATATCACAGCTTATAGTATACAAAAATAACACAACAATATCACCAAGCCCTGATGGAACTCCTCAGGTAATGGTTGAATATAACTCAAATACTAGTATGAATCATGCCGGTGGTAGTACTATTTCGTATTTAGCAGCTGGAGATACACTTAGAATGGTAGTAGCAGTTGGGCAGATTTCATTTGACGGTAACGATAACTTTTCAGTAGCATACATAGGATAAAAATAAAAAGATGAAAATATTTCAACCAACCATAACAGGATCATTTGTAGTAACGGGCTCAGCTACTGTAACTGGTTCATTAAATGTATCAGCAGGCATAACTGGGTCATTATTTGGTACTGCATCCTATGCTACAACAGCATCGTATGCGCTGACAGCAGGAAGTGGAGGTACTACATTGGGACAAGTTGTAGCAGTTAACACAGGTATTTCAAACTTATTTTAAATATATTTATATACAAAACAATAAACAATGGCAGTTAATACATCACCAATTTATTCAGGAGCAGGACAGATAGGATTTACAACAATCTTAACATCAGCTAATACAACCTATGATTGTACAACAGGTACAACAGCATCATTATTTACAGCAGGTGCCTCAGGTAGCTTTGTACAAAGAGTTAGATTTAAAGCATCTGGTTCTGCAACAGCAACAGTAGCTCGTGTGTTTATTAATAATGGAGGTAGTACTACTGGGTCTGCTAACAACGTATTATTTGATGAAATAACATTAGCAGCAACAACAGCAACTCAAACAGCTGCAACTACAACTTATGAACTACCTATGAATATAGCTTTACCTGCAGGTTATCAACTCTTAGTTACACTAGGTACAGTACAGGCAGCAGGTGGTGGATGGTACGCATCAGCAATAGGTGGTTCTTATATTCCTCAATAATAAAATAAGTTAACTATGAGATATATGTTAATAAAAGACGATTTAAACCCAGAAAGTACAATAAAATATTACGCAATTTATAAAGATGAAATAAACGAACTTATAGGAATGGTAGATGAAAATTGCAATCCAATAACACTATCATCATGTTCTATGGTCGATGGAAATCCACCACTACCTCCATGTGCTCAACAACAACCTTAAAAGTGTAGAAAGTTATGTTAGATATTTCGTTTATACCAAATACAAAACAAGATACTCGTATATTTTACGCTGCTGGATCATCAGCATCAACAGCAACTTGGCAAACATGGATAAAACCACGTGGTGCTAAATTTATACAAATATTTTGCTTAGGAGGTGGATCACCAGGAGCAGGAGGAGGTGCTAATGTTGCTGCAACAGGTGGTAATGGAGGGGGTGGTGGTGGCAATTCTGGATATTTCAGAGGCTATTACCCAGCATTTTTACTACCAGATATTTTATACGTATTTGTAGGAGTAGGTGGACCAGGAGGGATAGGATCATCTACAGCAGGAAACGGAGCAGCAGGCACACAAGGAGGATTAAGCTATGTAGCAATATCACCTTCAACTAATGCAATAGGAGTAATCGCTCAATCAGGAAACACTAACCCAGCTGTAGGTAACCCTACCGGAGCTGCTACAGTAGCTCAAACAGCTTGGGCTACAACATCAAGTCCATTCACATTATTAGGAATATTCAATATTATAGCAGGAATAGCAGGAGCTGCTCAAAATACAGGAACATCAGCATTAGCAACAATGTTAACAACTCCAGGATGCGGTGGTGGTAGTAAACCTGCAAATTCACAAACTGCAGGAGGAACTGTTGTATCCGCTAGTGCAATTTTATTAACACAGTTAGATGGTGGAGCAGTAGGAGGTGGAGCAGGAAAAGATGGATATGGTAGTATGGCACCTCTTTGTGGAACCGGAGGTAGTGGAGGAGGAGGAAATTTAACAGGCAATGGAGGTAAAGGAGGAGATGGATGGTATGGATGTGGTGGTGCTGGAGGAGGATGTGGTTTACAAGGTGGTAGAGGAGGTAATGGAGGTAGAGGAGGAGATGGTTTAGTAATAATAACAACAATATTCTAACTATGTTAGACTTAAGATATTTTCAAAATCAAAATAGCAACGTACAAGTATTTACTACGGGTGGTACATGGGTAACTTGGCAAAAACCACGTGGTGCTAAATTTGTAAATATATTCTGTCTTGGAGGAGGTGCTGGTGGTGGTGGAGGATTTTTAACAGGATCTGGTACAAAAGGAGCTGGTGGTGGAGGTGGTACTGGTGCTTTAGCTAGAGCAAATTTTCAAGCCTCTATATTACCTGATATTTTATACGTACAGTGTGGACCTGGTGGAGCTGGAGGAATAGGAGGTAATCCTGCTACAGCTGGAGGAGCTGGATCAAGATCATTTGTTACAGTATACCCAGATTCTACAAATGCATCAAACATATTTGTGGCGTCAGGAAATGTAACAGCAAGTGGAGGAGGAGCAGGAACAGGAGCTGCAGGAGGAGGTGCTGGCATAGGTGAAACAGTAGCAACTATTGCTAATATGACATTAGCTAACTTAGGATCATTTACATTAGTAGGAGGATTAAGTGGAAACCAAGGAGGTACAGCGGGAGGTGTCGGATCACCAACTGTAACAAATATTTTTTGTTCTGGAGTTGGAGGTGGAGGAACTTCAGGAGGAAGTAGTATAACGGGAGCAGGACCTTTTCCTTCTTTAGCTGGAGGTGGAACAAATGGTAATGGAAAAGATGGAATAATTCTATATAAACCTATACTAGGTTTTATGGGAGGTACTGGAGGAGGCGGTGGTACAACTGGAGGCAAAGGAGGAGATGCAGCTTATGGATGTGGTGGTGGAGGTGGTGGTGCAGGTACAACATCAGCAGGTAATGGCGGAAGAGGTGGCGACGGAATAATAATCATAACAACAAGTTTTTAATAATATGCTAGATATATCACATATACCAGGTCAATCAGATAACGTATGGACATTCTATGCTAATGGTACAACAGCTTGGCAAACATGGCAAAAACCAAGAAAATGTAATTTTATTTGGATGATGTGTATTGGTGGAGGAGCTGGTGGTAGTGGAGGACAAAGTGGAACTGGTGGAGCTTCATCATATGTAGGCGGTGGAGGAGGTACAAGTGGAGCAGTAACAAGAGCTTTATTTCCTGCTAACGTTCTACCTGATATTTTATATATTCAACCAGGACCCGGAGGAGCAGGAGGAGCAGCAGGCGCGGGTCAGAGTAGTGGAGGTAATAGAAGTTTTGTATCTATAGTAGCGAGTTCAGCAACAGTTATGAATTTAGTATGCACTTCAGGAACAGCAGCTGCTGCAGGTACAGCAACTAATACAGGTGAAACAGCAGCAACTGCAACAGCCGCTGGATTATTAAGCTTAGGAACCTTTATATCAACAGCAGGTTTAGCATCTGCTGGAGCAGTTGATGTAACTCCACTAACTAGTACAATAACAAGTGTTGGATCAAATGGAGGAAATGCTAACTCATCGACAGGTGTAATAGCAAATGCTATACTAGCGACCACATTTAGCCCATTACTACAATCAGCAGCTGTTACAACAGGAACTGCTATAGCAGGACAAAGTTATATTTCATGGAAACCTTTCTTTTCAACTGGAGGTAGTGGAGGAGGATCATTTAATCAAAATGCTGGAAATGGAGGTAAAGGAGGAGATGGAGCATTTGGATCAGGTGGTGGAGGTGGAGGTGCTGCTTATAACGGAACAGGAGGTGTAGGTGGCAAAGGAGGAGACGGTCTTGTTATTATAGCAACTTTTTAAAAATAAAGTACTTTTTCTTTATTTCTATATATTTATAAATAAACACAAAAATTATGTCAATTATTATCGCAATCCTAGTAGTAACAGTAGTAGCAATTGCTATTATTAAATTTTATCCAAAAGTAAATCAAATCAAAAAAGAACAAGTATCTGAAATAGTTCAACCAGATGATGTAAAATTAGAATCACCTGTTACTGAAATAGAACTTCCTGATTTTGTTGAATCAATAGAAGTGATAAAACCACAAGAGTTTGTTAATACTAATAAACCACCAAAAAAAAGAAAATATCACAAGAAAAAAAATGTTGATAATCAACAAACAAAAAAAATGGATGCAAATAAGACTAAATAGTTTTATATTACATAATTTATCTAATATTTATATAAAAGTTACAAATTAAAACCGTTATGGGAAAAATTACAGAAGAAGAATTATCAAGAATTAATACTATTAAACAAACAAGTATTGAAATTGCATCTATTTTAGGAGAGTTATCTTATAATAAGATTATACTAGAAAATGAAATAGAGTTGCAAAAAAGTAGAATTTTTGAAGTAAAAAAACAAGAAGTTAGTCTCTTTCAAGATTTAAAAACTAAATACGGAGATGTTACAATAAATATTGAAACTGGGGAATTTAATTAAAATTTTTTGACCAAAGTGGCGATATTTATTATCAGATCCAAAACAATAAATTAATATAAAAAACATGGCTGAAACATTAATATCACCCGGTGTATTTTTGAATGAAAATGACCTGAGTCAAATAACCCAAGGACCACTCGCAGCAGGAGCTGCCCTTATCGGACCAACAGTAACTGGACCAGTAAACATTCCAACCTATATCACATCATATTCTGAATACAAAGCTGTATTTGGAGCTTCATTTATTTCAGGTGGCACTACTTATGAGTATTTAACTAGTATGGCCGCTTTAAATTATTTTGAACAAGGTGGAAATTCTCTTTTAGTAACTAGAGTTGCTTCTGGTTCTTATACCCATGCAACCTCAGGAATATCAAATGTAGGAGCTAGATCTACTTATACTGCAGAGCTTTCTGAATTACCTTTGACTGATGGTGATTATTTTGATGTACAATTAGGAGCAGGAACAATATATTCATTTAATACAGTTACTACATTGCAACCTGATGTAGATCCTGATTACTATGTACAAGTAGGAACCAGTGATTTAGCTACAATATATAATATTATCAATAAAGTTAATAGTGTTTCAAGTATTGTTGGATTAACAGCAGCAATCTCAGGAACTAATAGTATAACATTTACTGCCACTCAAATGGGAGTAATTGGTGATACTTGGACATATGACTATGATGGAGCTGTAAACTTCTCAGGTGGAGTAGATCCTGATTATGCATTTGAATTAGAAACACTTAGCGTTGGTAATGTAATGAATAATTATTACCAAGGATCAGTAACTGGATTATTAGCTTCTGGTTCATCTTCTAATATTCGTTGGGAAATTACAGCGGCTGATACTGCAACTGGTACATTCAGTTTAGTTATCAGAAGAGGTGATGACTATAATAACAGTAAAACTGTTCTTGAGACATGGAATAATATGTCTTTAGATCCAAATCAAAATAATTATATTGGATATATAATTGGAGATCAAACAAAAACTGTTTCAGTTGATGAGTTTGGAAATACATACTTACAATATTCTGGATCTTATGCTAATAAGTCAAGATATGTAAGAGTTAGTGAAGTATATAAACCGACTCCAAATTACTTTAATCCAGCAGGACAAGTACAATCTCAATATACTGCATCAATTCCACAAGTTGGTACTGGACCATTTGATGGTGCATTCAATGGCGCATTAGGAGATATTTGGGGAACTTATGGACAAGCTCCATTAAATATGTTTACTGATATTCCTTCAATAACTGCTGATTATAGCTTACCTATAACAAATATTCAAGGTGTTTATGGCGCAGATTATTCACAAGCAATCAGTTTATTGGGCAACCAAGATGCTTATGATTTTAATGTAATATTTGCTCCTGGTCTTACAAATCAAAATGCTCCCGCAACAATCAACTCTTTGATATTATTATCACAAACAAGAGGAGATAATATCTCAGTAGTAGATATGGTTGGATATGGCGCATCTATGACTGAAACAACAACACAAGCAACATCATATGATAATTCATATGCTGCAACATACTGGCCATGGGTACAGGTTAGAAGTCGTGAAACTGGAAAATTAAACTTTGTTCCACCTTCAACTTTAGTTCCTGCTATCTATGAATATAATGATAAAATCTCTGCTGAATGGTTTGCGCCTGCAGGTCTTAATAGAGGTGGTATGTCAACAGTATTACAACCAGAAAGAAGATTAAGCGTAACAGATAGAAACTTCTTGTATACAGGAAAAGTAAATCCTATTGCAACATTCCCAGGAGTTGGTACAGTGATCTATGGTCAAAAAACATTGCAAGCTAAAGCATCTGCTTTGGATAGAGTAAATGTTAGAAGATTATTAATTTCTCTTAAGAGATATATTAAACAAATTTCTGAGACATTAGTATTTGAACCTAATACAACAATCACTCGTAATAAGTTCTTAAATCAAGTTAATCCTTATTTGGAATTTGTACAACAAAAGCAAGGTCTATACGCTTTCCAAGTGGTAATGGACGAAACAAATAATACTCCTGATGTAATTGATAGAAACCAATTAGTTGGATCTATCTACTTACAACCAACAAGAACTGCTGAATTTATTCAATTAGATTTCAACATCTTGCCAACTGGAGCATCATTTGGAGCATAATAACTAAACGATAGAAAACAAAAACTATGAATGATAATACAAGAATAAGAATTAAAGTACCTGCTCACTTATACGAGAGTGTAAAAAAGCAGTTAATGATTAAAGAAGCAGCAAACTTTGGAATGCCTGGTGCAACCACAGTAAAAGAGAAAAGCTCTTCTACTTCATCTGCGCCTAAAACTTCTAGCGCTCCAAAAGCTAAATCCACTGAAGAAAAAGAAGAAAAAACAGTAGAAGAAAGATTAGCTGCATTAGAAGAGGCAATGAAGCTTTTAACTGGTAA